TCATTGCAGATGTATGAGATGGAAAAAATCAATAATTTTACTATCTTTGATTGAAATGTAGGTTACTAAAATTCTCTATATTTTCCACTTGATAACAATGTCCTCAGCTGTCACCTTAACCTTGTTTATAAGCCCTCTAACAAGCACCTTTTGACTTTCGTAGTCCATTGAAAAGACTTTCTCAGCGTTTAGCAGTTTCCTCATATCAGCCTTTCTTTTGTCCTTCCTGAGTGCTGGATCGTTTTCTAGTTCAGTTTCAAGAGTCCCCCTCATGCTTATAAATTCGGCTGACTTGCTCTGTAATTCTTCAAGGGTAATGCGGTCATCTATGTATAAATCGTTAAGTCTGCTCAGTTTCTTTGATAGCTCCTCAATTTGTTTCTTATAGCTCTCACGGTCTATGGTCTCAGCATTGTCTCCTGAAAATATTTTGTCCAGGAAATCAGCGTCATCTTGTAGTTTGCTTATTTCTTCTAGCACATAGGCCTCTAGCTTGTCTTTGTAGTAAAATCCTGAGTCACACTTTTTATTGTCGTTGTATGTAGTAACGCCTCTCAGCGTTCGTGGGTGCCTTTGATGGCATTCATATTTTTTTAACCTGCTTCCATCTTTCCTCTTTACGCCTAACATAATTTTTAAAGGAGCGCCACAATATCCACATTGGGCGATACCTGATAGAATGTACTTAGCTTGGAATGGTCTAGGATTGACATTCTCTGCTGCTGTCCTTTGTCTGATTTTTAGCTCAGATTGAGTCTTATCATATTCCTCTTTTGAAATAATCGGCTCATGATTACCTGGATAAATTTCTCCCTTATACTGATTGAAACCACAATAGACAGGGTTATCTAGTATGGTCCTGACAGCCCGATAACTCCAAGGCACATGCTTTGGGTATTTCTCATTCAGATCATCTCTCAGTTTAGTAATGGATCTCCCTCTCAGATAACTCTCAAATATAAATTTAACAGCCAGAGCCTGAGCTGGATTGATAGTAATAGTTCCCGTCTCTTTGTGGTAGTCGTATCCATAGGATGTTTTAGCGCACATCATGGCGTTTCCAGCCTTAGCCCGACCTATTTTACCAAGTTGCATACGCTCCTTGATTTGCTCCCTTTCTAGCTGAGCAAAGACACTCAAGAGCCCAATCATAGCCTTACCAAAGGGAGTAGAGGTGTCAAAATTCTCCTGTAGGCTCAGAAAGGCTATATTATTCTTTATGAAAACATCTTCAATCAAGTAAAGCGTGTCTTTTTGACTACGGCTAAGACGGTCCAGCTTATAGACTAGAACTGTGTCAAATTTTCTTTTTTTAGCGTCTTTGATAAGTCCCTCAAGTGCTGGTCTGTCAGTATTGGACCCCGAGAAACCACCATCAGTATATATCTTGTAGACGCTCCAATCCTTAATATCGCAGTAGCTAGAGAGCTTGTCTTTTTGCTCCTCGATTGAGTAGCCCTCTTCTGCCTGAGATGTGGTAGACACCCTGACATAGATTGCGACTTTATTTGTAGTTATCATTGAATTTGTACCTCTTTTTTGATAAAATGGGTACAAGAAAAAGAGCTTTTTAATGCTTTTTTTCTTGTACTGAAGTTCCTCACACTCAAAATTTGGCGATGGAGAGTGTGGGGATTTTTTTATTGTACGATGATTTCACCAATAGGGATAATATCTTTCTGTTTTGAAGATTTAGCGATTAGGTCATATTGGTCAGCAGATTTTTCATAACCAAGGGAAAGAGTAGTATTATCGTCTGGTAACTTTTTAGCGAATTCAGAAATAGCCATACGAATCAAAGTGATTGCATTGTTTTGGTCAGTAGTAGCAGAATTAGAATTAACTGCATCCAGAGATTCTTTTGCGCTATCCTTAGCCGTTCCAGTTAGCAGAATCATGATTGTATCATGAGGTTCGGATGAATCTGAATCGATTACATCGTTTTTAATTTTTACGCTTATTGCGCCAGTTGATTCAGGGTCTAATTTTGACTTGATTTCAGAAATTAGACTGTCGTATTTACTGTTATCTACTTTGGCTTTTGTGTTTGTTGAAGTAGTATTCTTTTGCTCTGTTTTTGGTTGTTCCGAGCTATCTTTGGTAGCCGATTGATTGTTAGAGCAGGCTACTAGAACACTAGCAGTAAGCAAGATTGCTGATGTTGTTAGTAGTTTTTCCATGGGTATTCTCCTTTATTTTATTTTTCTCTATAAATGCTCACGACTTCCCCAATAGTTCGGATGTCGTTGTGTTCTTTTTACCTCTTGTATTTTAAGCAATTTCTTGTAGTTCTCTTTGAAATTGTTGCAAAGTCAAAATAGCCCAGTCTTCGTCATTTTTGTACCCTTGGACTATGCTGAGGGCGTAATACTCTTGGCAACTACAATTATACATTAGAAAGTTCATCAAACGATTATGTAATGCAGGTTTTGACATTTGACTGAGATCAATAAGTTGTTTGAATGTCAGCCCAGAATTTATATATTCAAGCAGTTTATAATCGTTGAGAAACAAAATTGATGCAATGGTATTTGCTTCGTCCTCTAATGGGGCAATCTCAGTTGGGTAGGAGTCGCTATAGTTTGACGAGGTCTTAGAAACTAGAACCTTATCATATACCGAACTCATAAGATGGAAATATATATGAGTTAATTCGTGAAGTATTGTGAACATAACTCTACTCTTAACAACATCTTGATTTATGTAAACGATAAAACGATTTCTTTCGAAATCAGGAATTGTCATTCCAGAGCAAACATTACAAAAACTAAAATCAACTAACGAAAGGGAATTTTTTGAAGTTAAATTGTATTTGACTTCTTGTTTTTTATTAGATAACCATTTGTACATTAAATCCGCTTCAAAATAGACAAATAAAATATTAAACTTAGTTTCAAAGAATTCAATGATTAGGTCGAAAGTGATTTGAGAAATATGGACATTGAAATGGTTAGATATATCCATAAGTAGTCTGTTTGCATTTTCGTGATATTGTAAGTAAGTTTCTTTTGAGGGTCTTGTAAATCGTTTCAAATAGCCACCTACTTCCAGAAAGAATCATCTTTGGCAAGAGCACGAGCATTTTTCATCATGCTAAAGAGTGCTTTGTTAAAACGCTCTTTTTCATCGTCGGACATATCCTCAGTTTCTTTTCGAAACATTATTAGAGTTTCAAGCTCTTGAGTGTTCATCAAATCGTCATTCGATGTGTAAGGATTTTTTGTTCTGCCCAATAAATAATCCGTGGACACATTGAAGTAGTCGGCGATTTGTTGCAGCCGTTCAGCAGACGGTTGATTCCTTTTCAACCCATACAAAGAATTCTTGCCTAGCTTTAGCTTATCTTCTAAAGTGTTTAGCGAAATCCCTTGTTTTTCACATAAATCTTTTACGATTTCAAAAGTAGAAAACATTGATTTATCAGCCTTTCTAAGACATGACAAAAAATATTTTACAAAATACGCAAAAAATAGTTGACATTATTTTGCGTTTACGCTAAAATAGTTTTTGTAAGTTAATGAGTTAGTAAAAAACGAAGTTAAAACTTATCTAAAAATAAATAGCTTTGGCGAGCAAAATGAGTTGATAGATATAATGTTTTATCAAGGTTTTTAATTATGCTTTCATTTTAGCAGATACGCTAAAAACTGTCAAGTATTTTATAAAATAATTTACTAACTCTTTAACTTTGTTCCTTGACAATTGAATAGAGCATGTGAGATAATATAGGGGAATTGAAAAGTAGTTCCAATGGAACACAAATCCCCTAGTACCGCAAATACCAGGGGATTTTTTTGTGGGCTGGACACTAACGTTTGTCCTTGTCCTGCTTGCTATCCAGCCAGTCGCTGATCAATTTAGTTGCTAAATTGACTAAGAGCGGGGCAAGGATAAGTGTGAAAAGTAATTCCAATGGGACTCACCTCCTTTCAGAGGCTATATCGTTAGTGCCGTCACTATTATATCACATGCTCTATCAGTTAGATAGGGCATTTTTTATTTTCAAAAAGGAGGAGGTCGCATGAGCCAACAACATCTTAAATGGATTGAGCTTGTAAAAGAGCGAATTGAAAAACGTGGGTGGTCGCAGACGGACCTGGCTACCGTCGTAGGTGTTAGTCCGTCAGCCATCACGCAACTTTTCAAAGATGGCAAAGGAAGTGATGACTTGAAGCTTCGCATTAATAAAAAATTGCGAATCAGCGAGTCGTGGGAGAAGTTTGAGGAATAGGAGGAAGAACATGAACGAAGTTATTAAAGTGACTGTGAATGACAATCAAGAACCGATTGTCTCAGCAAGACAATTACACAAAACCCTTGAAGTCAAGACAAGATTTAGCCAATGGGTGGAACAAAACTTTAAAGGGTTTGAAGAAAATTACGATTTTGCAAGTGTAGTTACAACTACGGTTGTAAATAACGGAGCAATGAGAGAATTGCAAGACTATGCTTTATCATTGGACACTGCAAAACACTTAGCAATGATGTCGAAAACCGACAAAGGAAAAGAAGTCAGACAGTACTTCATTCAAGTAGAAAAAGACTTTAACAGTCCTGAGAAGATTATGGCAAGAGCCCTGCTCATGGCGGATAAGAAGATTCATAAACTGGAGACGCAGATTGAAGCGGACAAACCCAAAGTCCTCTTTGCAGACGCAGTAAGTGCAAGTCATACATCTATCTTGGTAGGCGAACTTGCCAAACTCATTAGCCAAAACGGCTACAAAATTGGAGCCAATCGCCTCTTTTCTTGGATGCGTGAAAATGGCTACCTGATTAAGCGCAAAGGTTCAGACTGGAACATGCCAACCCAACGTAGCATGGACTTGAAACTCTTTGAAATCAAGGAAACAAACGTGCAACACGCAGATGGACATATCAGCGTGAACAAGACACCAAAAGTCACTGGCAAAGGACAACAGTATTTTATCAACAAGTTCTTGAGTGAAGAAGAAGTAGCGGAGTAGGAAAATGAGACCAAGAAGATATCCGTATAGCGGAAAAATAAAAAAGCCTATCAATTTACAGATAGACTTAGAAAAATTCAAGCGTCTTAGCTATGAAGCCATTCATGATACTTCTCAAGTAACTCAATAGTAGTTATTGCAGAAGTTAAACTACTGACCATTCCAAGTTGCAATCCGTCTGTATGGTCAATCTGTTTAGTAGCTTCATTAGCTTTAGCAGCAATATCTTGCATATCTTCAGCTGTTAAAGATTCTCGAAAATCTTTAAAGGATTTCATAAAATCACCTCCTTTCTGACTATATTATAGCAGAAATGGAGATTAGAAATAGAAAGGAGACTGTATGACAGACTTTAAAAATTTAGATTGTCAATTCATCTTTCAGGAATCCAACTGATGACTACACAGCTGTTAGTAATAGCTTTATCAACGATCCTGCGTTAGATTTTACAGCTGTTGGCATCATGATGGTAGTGCTGGCTAATCACCCAAACTGGCAAGTCTATCCGGAAGAAATAGCTAAGCGGAAAGGTGTTAGTCGTCCAACTATTAGTAAATATTTCAAAATATTGGAAGATGCTGGGTATTTACGTCAAGTTAGGCGAAAGCCTCCAGGCCGTGGAGGAAGTCATGTATTTCGATTTTTCTCTGATAGAAAAATATCTGATTTCCAGTTTGATATCATGTCGCAACGACTCGATAAAGCGATTAGTGATTCAACTTTTGAGATGTAAGTTTTTTTCATGTCAAACTTTTTCATGTCAAATTTTTTCATGTCAAATTTTTTACACTAATAAATATTAACTAACAACAAGTATTAAA